GAAGATGCACGCGGGCCAGCCGAGCGGCCCTGTCCCGTCATCCATGGTGAGGGAGTACGCGGGCCAGGTGAAGATCCCGCCAGCGCCTGCCTGAGCGAAGACGTGGGTAGCCTGCGAGACCGCGGCCTCACTCGCCAGGTGGGCGAACCGCAGCGGCGTGGCCAGCGGGACCGCGTACGGCCCTGAGCCGCCCGGAGTGCCTGCCTGCGCGTATTCCAGCGTGTCCCCGGCACCGAGCATGAGGACCGCGCCAGGGGCAGGCTCAGCGGCCAGGGAGACCGAGCCGGCGCCCTGCGCTGCTGCTGCCGAGAGTTCCGTGGTGACGCCGGGAGTGCAGGTGTCCGGGCCGATCAGCGCCCGCAGGTACCAGCCTGCCAGGTCCGCGTACAGGTCGGACGGGATGATCCAGTCCGACCATGCGGGGCCCTGGAGCATGTCCTGCTCGGCGCTGTCCGATCCCCGGTAGGCGGTGTCGTCGAGGCGGGTGATGTGCTGCTTGTACCGGGGCCGTTTCTGGGAGCTGTAGATGACGGTGAAGGCTGGCGGCTGGTAGATGCCGGGAGTTGTCTCGGGTGCGATGGCGAGTTTGGCCATGCGGGACAGGAGCGTCACGCAGGCCCCCCGCGTTATACGTCGACCGCGCGCAGACGTATCACGCAAGCGGTATGCTGGTCCCATGCAGCACGAACGTTGCCCGATCTGCCAGGCGGTTCTCCCGCTCGCGAAGACCTGCGGCAACGAGATGTGCGGCAAGACGTTCTACCGGAGCGAAGGCGGCCGGTCCGACGCGCTGTACTGCTCGCGACCATGCGCGCAGGCGCAGTCGTCCCGGACCTACCGCCGCAGGAAGAAGGACTCATGAGCCGCAGGGGACGCTATGCACGCCGGGCAGTCCGCCGCGGAGGATGCCTCGGGCTCGGCTGCCTGTTCTTCCTCGCGCTGCCCGTAGCCGCCCTGGCGGTGGCTGCCGCGATACTGGCGCTATGAGCCTGCTCCTGGCTGTCGCCATCGCTGCCGTCGGACCGGAGGTGCTCCTGGGTGCCCTTGCCGTCATCCTGGGCCTGATCGCCGCCGCCTGCGGCGACTAGCCGCTGATCTCGATGTCATCCGCACGATAGGAAACGGTCGCCCTGATCCGGTCATCCTGCGGGATGGTGACCTCCGGGTCCATCTTGCTCACCCGGACACTGCGCGGGTTCTCCGCCACCGACAGGAATGCGCCGCCGTGCGTCTTATCGCCGACCAGGCCCCGGATGCGCTCTACCAGCAGTCCTGTCGCGTTCGCCATGGCCTGCTGCGCGCCCTCGGCCAGGTTCGCGGCGCTCCCCTTGACCGGCCAGATAAGCGTCAGCGTGAACTGGTACTGCGGCCTTAGTCTCTGGTTCGACGCCCGGGCGTCGTCCAGGTCGCGGGCATCCACGTAGATGCCGGTCTTACTGGCGGCGAACCGGTTCCCCGGCCAGTACGCCTGCACGAGATCCCACGGGCCGCCGTTAACTGTCAGCAGCGACGGCAGCGTATCCACGGCGGCCAGCCACGCCGCTTCCCGGGCAACCGCGTCAGCGGTGCTCACGGTGACCGCCGCTCCCTGGCGATTGCCTGCAGCCGCTCGGCGAGTGCGGCAGCGAAGTCCAGCGGCAGGCCGAGTGTCCCGGCGATCTGCTCCCACGACAGGCCGCTGGCCCGGGCGGCGAGGATGGCGCGGCCTTCCCGTTCCAGGTCCGGCGCGTCAGGCGGGCAGCACGGGAGGAGAGCCTCACGGGAGGCGTCCCCGGCGGTCATGCCCTCGGCCAGGCGCCGATGGCCTTCACCGCATCCTCTAGCAGCTGATCCGGGTCATGATTGGAGTCCTTCGGGTCCAGCTCGCGCACGATGATGTAGGCGGTCATGAACTTGGTGCCCCGCACCAGCGATGCGGGCACGTTGACGACGTAGCCGCCCGAGTAGGTGACCCGCACCCTGCTCCCGACCGGGTTGAACAGGCCCAGCTGGAACCAGATATGGCCGGTGTCGTCCGGCCCGTCGAGGATCTGCGTGGGCTGCAGCTGCTCGGTGCCGCCGTAAGAGCGGATGATCGTCGCCGTCACGTCCGAGTACGCCCACATGTCCGGGTACCGGGCCGGGAACTCGTTCACCCAGCAGTGCCGCACCAGCTGCGTCCCGCCGAGGGACGTGGCGTAGGACATGCCCAGGGAGCCCAGGATGTCCATCGGCAGGTTGGCGGACTCCGCGTACTCGTCCGGGTCTATCGCGCTCGAGCGGTGCGTCTCGGTGACCGTGAACGGCGCCAGGCGCCGGCCGCCTGCCTTTTCCTCTACCAGGCGGGTGCCCTCGAGCAGGTAATCGTTCACCACGGACTCGGGCCACGCGTCAGGCTCGCCGGCGGAGACAAGATCCCCGAAGGCTCCTTCAGTGAACTGGCCGTAAGTGATCAGCGGGGTTCCGGGATCGGCCACGGCACCTCCCGCGCTGGTGCGGCGTAGCATCCGGTGGCATGAGCGGACTGTTCGTGCAGGTACATGCCGACACTGCGCCCGTGCTGTTCTGGGAGCGCTTCACGGCAGGCCGCACCGGCGCCGGCCTGGATCTCAGCCTGGATGAGTACGTCTCCACCCGGGACGCCGGCTTCGCGCCTGCCGGTGACGGCTGGACCGTCGAGGATCCCGGCTCGACCAACGGCACCTGGCTCAACGGCCAGCGCGTCTACGGCCCGCACCCGCTGGCCAGGGGTGACAAGATCCGGATCGGCCATACCGTCCTGACGGTCGTGCCCGTCGACTAGGCACTACTTCCCTGCGGGCCTGGCCTCGGAGATGGCCGCTGTCGCCTTCGGCGCGGGCTCTGTCACCGCAGCCTTCGCGGCCGGAGCAGGCTCGGTGACAGGCGCGGGTGCCTCTTCGGCGACGGAGAACCCGCCGTCCTGGATGGCGAGCAGCTCCAGCCCCATCTCGTACGGGACCTTCACCGCGGAATTGTCGGCCTTCCACGTGTAATTCTTGCCGCGCCAGGTGATGGTGACGCCGCCGGCAGCCTTGACGAGCAGCATGGCTGCCGCCTTTCGTGAGTTGGACTCGCAGGCCCCGGCCGGTTTTCAGCCAGCCGGGGCCTGCGAGAGACGGTCAGACGGAGACGGCGACCCTATATGCCCTGCCGAGGAACTTAACGGCACGAACCGCAAAGGTGGTATCGCCAATCAGGGCGTATGGCAGACTGTCCGGACTTGAGGTGGTCGGATACACATCGACCGGCTGCGCCTCGCGCACGAACGGCCGCACCACATTCGCGCGGTCACGCGAGATCAGGTAGATATTTTCCTGGCCGGCTGAAGGCGGCAGCATCGCGGCGTTCTGCCCGACGTAGGACGTCAGCAGCGTGCCCGGCACCGTGGCGCCGTTCTGCGGCACCAGGGCGGTCCCGGTGTCGATGATCGACGTGGTGATGATCGGGGTCACCCCGTCGGACAGCTGGCCGACCGTGGAGTCGACGTAGCCCAGGAACGTCTCCGATCCTGACGCGCCGGCCAGCAGGGTCCGCCACACCTTGTAAAGCTGCGGCGCGAGGCCGTCCAGGCCGGACGGCGGGGTGAACGCCAGGGTGACCGTGGAGGTGCTCGCGGTAGTGGTGACCGACACCTCTGCGGAGGGAGCGATCTCCCCCTGCCGGGCGATGACGGCCGACACCATGTACTTGTAGGTGCCCGTCGCCAGGGTGCCGCCGGTGGTGGCGGGAGTGCCGGTGACGGTGCCGACTGAGTAGCCGCGCATGGACAGCATCGTCGACTTCAGGACCGGGATGTTCCTGTAGGTGGGGACGATCAGGCCAGCCTCGATCTCCACCTTGTCGTTGAACCGCTGCTGGTTGGTGAGCAGCTGCGCGAGCTTCGAGTTCGCGGTCGAGGACATCATGAACATCCACGACTCGTCCTGCACCGGGATGGCGGCGTTGGACTCCACCATGTCGATCAGCTCGTCGAGGTAGGCCAGGGTCAGCGACCCGCCGGCCTTGTCGATGACGTTCTGGACGCCGCCGGAGAACACGTTGATCAGGGTGTCGAGGCCGTCGAACTGCGGCTGGGCCTGGTTCAGCGTCGCCGCGCTGTTGCCCCAGTCGATGAAGGTCTCGGTGTCCCAGAAGTAGCCCTTGATGGCGCCCTCGATTTCAGTTGCCCTCAGGTCCTGGATGACCTGCTGGGTAACCTCCTGCGCGTAGCCGGTGACAGCGCCGACGGACTGGATGTGCTTCATCTGGTAGTTGAGCTGCACGTACGTGCTGCTCGACACCGCGCGGGCGCCGCCGTCAGGCACCGCCCCGCCGGACGGGACTGCGGTCCGCTGATTGAAGTAGTACTGGTCCGCGCCCCACTTCTGCGTCGGGATGGCCCGGCACAGAGGCGCGTAGCGGCGCTGGTACTCCACCAGCAGCGGATCGATGATCTTGGGTACGAATGGCGCTGCGCCAGCAGCGGTAAGCGCCTCGCGAAGCTCGGACGGCATGGCCGTATTCCTCTCGGTGCGATGGCCTGGGGTGGTGGTGCGGACTGGCGACCATCGCTGCCGGGAAGCGGCACCAGCCAGGCGGCTGGCGGTCAGGGGGGAACGTTCAGGGAGGTGACCCATCACTGCCCTGCGCGGGCACCGGGAGGCTTCCCGGCGGGTCAGGATGGGCGGGTCAGCCCAGGAGTGCGGCGCGGGCGCCCAGGACGTGACCGGTCAGCAGCGGGGCGCCGTTGGCGCGCAGCTCGTCGATGCTGAACTCGTGCAGCGGCTTGTCCGGGAACGACTTCGGCATCCCGTGCTGGTTCAGCTCGGGAACGCCCCCGCCGGTGATGGACGGGGCGTTGTTCTCGTTCACCGCGCCCGTGGTGAGGCCCTTGCGGCCGGTACCGAGGCCGGACTCGGCGAGCTTCTGCCGCTCGGTGACCATCTTTGTCTCGACGAGACGGTTAACGCGCTCGTCCTCGGTCTCGGCGGCCTGCGCCTGGATCTTCTCCTCGGCCAGCCGCGCGGCGAGACGGGTCTCGACCAGGCGGGCGACCCGCTCGTCATCGGTCT